GATGAAGCGAAAGAGGTGAGCGATGCCAGCAAGCGTAAAGGGCGCGGTCGCTCTTAGAAAGTCTCTACGCGCTTTTGCTCCTGATCTTGCTAAAGAAACTCAAAAGGAAGTCGCTGGAGCTCTTAAGCCTATTACTAAAACCGCTAAGGGTTACTTTCCTGATGATGGTCAAGTACTCAGCGGATGGCTTGCCAGAGAAAACTCTCAGGCTCGATTCCCTAGTTACAATGCTCGACTTGTCAAGGCTGGGGTTGGCTATAAAACTTCACCATCAAAGCCTAATCGCAGAGGTTTTAGATCTTTGGCTAGAGTCTTTAACAAAACTGCTGCTGGTGCAATCTATGAAACTATGGGGCGTAAGACTCCTAGCAGTCGCTTTGTGCAAAATCAAAATAGTAAGTACGGATCATCTATGAAGGGTGAGGGCAAGATGCAAGGTCGAGCCTTATTCCGCGCCTATGAAGAAAACAATGGCAAGGCTAGAGATGCAGTCCTTAAGGCTATTCAAAGCGCAGCAAACAAACTTAACGCAAGAGCGAAGGTGTAACTCATGTCTAACATAGTCATTGATATTGCAGCGGAGTTCACAGGCAATAAAGCGTTTAAGCAAGCTGAATCAGCAACCGATAAATTAGGCAAGCAAGCCAAGAAACTTGCAGCAGCCTTTGGGCTTGGACTTAGTGCCACAGCCGTCCTTGCGTATGGTAAGGCTGCGGTTAAAGCAGCAGTAGCAGATGAAAAAGCGCAGAAGCAATTAGCTTTAGCTCTTAAAAATGTTGGACTCGGTAGAGATGCAGCAGCCTCAGAAGAATACATACAGCGCATTCAGAGCGAGTTCGGCATTGTCGATGATCTGCTTCGCCCTGCGTATCAGACTCTAGCGGTAGCCACACGGGATTCTGCGGAATCTCAAAGACTGCTTAATCTTGCTTTAGACATTAGTGCCTCAACTGGCAAAGATTTAGGATCAGTCACATCCGCATTGAGTCGTGCATACCTAGGGAATAACACATCACTCTCTAAACTTGGTGTAGGTATCTCCAAGGCCGATCTTAAGACTAAATCATTTTTAGAAGTTACAGAAGAACTTGCTAAAACTTTTGCTGGTGCAGCCACAGAATCAGCTAACAGCCTTGCAGGTCAGATGGCTAAACTCGAAGTAGCTTCTGCCAATGTCCAAGAGATTTTGGGTAAGGGCATTATTGATTCCCTTATCATTCTTAGTGGCAATACAACAGTAGATGAATTAGCAATGGACATGGAAACAGCTGCGACTAATGCAGCAGCGTTCCTCAAAACTGTTAGCGAAATCGTCAGATATCTTAATAAACCAATGATGGCTGTATCTGGAAGTATTGCAGACTTTGTTATAAAGACAGATCCGTTTGTCGATCTTATTATTGAGGGTGATCCTTCTGGCTTTATGAAAAAGAAAGTAACAGGACAAAGCGGTAGTGCTGCTCAAGGATTGACAGATCTTGCACGATTACAATTCCAGTATGCAAGCAAAACACTTACAACTAAAAAGAAAATTACACAGGAAGAAAACAAAACACTTAAAATTGCTCGCTCAAAGGCTGCCCTTGATAAGGCTGCTGTTGCCCTCAGCAAGGGTGAAGAAGTCTTTGACATGGAGAAGATCCAGAATGAAGCAGCTCTTAAGAATCAGGCTGAGCAACTAGGCAAGGCAACTAATGGTGCTCAGATTCTTCAGATTGCCAATGATACTGCTCGCCTAAATGTCAAGAAGTCAATCCTTGCATTAGAGGATGCTATGGCTACTAAGGACGAAGCAGCAATCAAAGCTGCAACCGCTAAACTCAATGCAGATCTTGGAATCCTTGGGGCTTTGACTGGACAGGATGCAAAACTTGTAACCATTAAATCAATTCTTGACAGTCTAAAGCCAAAGGATCTAATCAACTTAGATAACCTTAGAGAAGCATTGGCTTTGTTAAAGCAGATTGCTCTTGGTAGCGGTTCAACTGGCTCAACCTTAGCCGCTCCTTCAATGCCTAAGAGCCTGCAACCTAGACCAATGGGATCAGGCTATCTAACAGAACCTAGAGCCTTCACTAATGAAGAACTAAAATACTTTGAGGATGTCAGCCAGTATCAATTCGGTGGATCATTACCACCTGTTACTGGAAGTTCTGGCACATCTAGCAACACGATAATTGTAAACACAGGCATTGGGGATCCTAACGCTATTGCTGAAGCTATTGATCAGGTACTTACAGATGCAGTTCAGCGTGGCACTTTGAGAGGAACATTCGCAACCCAATGACATGGCTACCAGAATGGCGCGTAACAGTAGGGGATGATGTCTATACGACTGTCACCTCTGTTTCCTATGCAACTGGTCGATTAGACATTGACAGACAATGCACAGCAGGTTACTGCCAAGTACAGATCGTCAATACAAACAATGCACCCTTTACCATTAATGTCACAGAGCCAATCCTTCTAGAGCTGAAGAACTCATCTGGCACTTATGTCACAGTATTCGGTGGAGAAGTATCAGATTTTAATATCGGTGTCAGAAGCCCAGAGGAATCAGGCTTTATTACTACTGGCACTATTCTAGGCATTGGCTCACTTGCCAGACTTACTAAGGCTATCTATAACACAGCACTTGCAGAAGGTTTAGATGGCGCACAGATCGCAGAGATCCTAGGGGCTGCTCTCAACCTGACATGGGCAGAAGTCACACCTACTGTTACTTGGGATACCTATCCAGCCACACAGACATGGGCAGATGCCGAGTCCTACATTGGCAGTATTGACTCAGGCTTCTACACGATGATTGCTTTAGCTGCTAACGCTTCTGCTAAGTCTCAGACCCTTGCAGACCAGATCGCTACTAGCGCATTGGGTCAGCTCTACGAGGAAAAGGATGGCGATGTCTCCTATGACGATGCAGACCACAGATCTAACTATCTCGCAGCAAACGGCTTTACTAACCTTGACGGCTCATATGCAACACCAAGCTCTATCACTAGCACAACTCAGATTGCTCGCATCCGTAACAGCCTTATCTATCGATACGCCACAGGATACGCCAGCACCTACAGTACCTCTGATACCGACTCTATAGCCTCTTACGGCCTCTTTGAGCGTTCCTTTGACTCCAACATCAAGACCCTGACAGACATCACGGATATTGCCACCAGAGAGCTTAATCTGCGAAAGAATCCACGCGGCTCATTAGGTGCAATTACCTTCCGTCTAGATAATCCCGACATGCCAGATTCTATGCGTAATGATCTTATTGGGGTTTTCTTCGGTGAGCCTGTCTTGATTACTAACTTGCCTAGCAACTTACTCGATGGTCAGTTTGATGGCTTTGTGGAAAATGTCGCACTTCGGGCAACTCCTAGTTTTACAGAGATCACTCTTTATGTTTCAGCAACAGACTTCTCACTAAGCACGACACAATGGGAAACAGTATTGCCTGCATCACTAATCTGGACAGGCGTAAATGCTACACTTACTTATGCAAACGCGACAGGAGCACTAACCTAATATGGCAACAACTACCACAAACTACGGCTTCGATGTACCTACATCGAGTGATCTAGTAAAGAATGGTGCAACACAGATTGCCCTGCTAGGTCAGGACATTGATACATTCATGTTTGGAAGCCCTGCTCGAGCAGGTGGCAAAAACTTTGTAATTAACGGAAATCAAGAAATCTCACAAAGAGGCACTAGCTTTGCTGCTGTGGTTACGGATTACACAACTGATAGATGGCAAGCTCGCAATGGTGGAGTCGGTGTCTTTACTGTATCTCAAGAATCAGATGCTCCGACAGGTTTTGGTAAATCTGCTAAATGGTTATGCACTACTGCCGATGCTTCTTTAGCAGCAGGGGATTTTGCTATTTATCGTACAAAGTTTGAGGGTCAAGCCTTGCAGACTTTGCAAAAGGGAAGCGCAAGTGCATTGACTACAACTCTAAGTTTCTGGGTTAAATCAAACTTGACAGGTACTTATGTAGTGCGCCTATACGATACAGACAACACTCGTTCTATTTCTGCAAGTTACACCATTAGCGCATCTGCTACTTGGGAAAAGAAAACAGTAACTTTTGCTGGAGATACAACTGGAGCATTTACAGATGATAATGGGCAATCTATGGATTTAGAGTTCTGGCTTGGTGCTGGAAGCACTTACAATTCAGGAACATTACAGACTTCTTGGGCTTCTGTTACTAATGCTAATAGCGCAGTAGGTCAGACTAACTTAGCAGCAACTCTTAACAATTACTGGCAAGTCACAGGCATCCAATGGGAGATCGGATCTACTGCAACTCCATTTAGTCTTGCAGGTGGAACTATCCAAGGGGAATTAGCCGCTTGCCAGCGGTATTATTACCGCACTACTGTCCAAGCTGGCCAACATTTTGCCAACGGATTAGCGCAAGATACAATAACCGCAATTTATGTAATGCCATATCCAGTAACAATGAGAACTGCACCGACTGCCTTAGAACAATCAGGAACCGCGACAGATTATTCCGTAAGAACTGGGGTAACTAATACTACTTGTTCGGGTGTGCCATTATTCGGGAATGCTAGTACACAAAATGCTATTTTTAGTTTTACTGTTGCATCGGGTCTTGTTGCATCAAACGCACTCTTTGCACGACCTAATGTAAATGGTGCTTATTTAGGATGGAGTGCTGAACTATAATGAAATACGAATTTCTACACACGACAGATGAAGGCGTAAAGATCTATGCTCGCATTGATGAGGACGGATTAACTCGCGTTACTTGCACAGAAGATAATCCTGAGTATCAGGCTTGGTTAAATGAAGCCGAAACTAAGTAAGGCGGCTATTCAGCTACGCGAGCAATTCGATGACTCGTTCCCAGATCGTGACCGCACATCGGATGGCTGGATCGGTGATACCCGACACGCTGCTCGCAAGTCTGATCATAATCCAGATGAGCAGGGTTGGGTTCGCGCCATTGATGTGGACAAAGATCTGCACAAAAGCGGAAAGCCAGACATCATGGGAGATCTTGCTGATCAGCTTCGTACCTTATCCAAGGCAAAAGCAGACAAGCGTATTGCTTACATCATTTACGATGGACGAATCTGCTCGCACATCCTCAACTGGAAGTGGCGCAAGTACACAGGGGCTAACAAACACACTAAGCACATTCATGTTAGCTTTAAGAAAGAAGCTGATAATGACGGGGCTTTTTTTCAGATACCTATGTTAGGAGCAAGTAATGAATGAACTAAAGACCGCAGCAGGTTCATGGGCTAGAGCCTTCCTAGTAGCAGCAATCTCAATGTATGCAGCAGGAGTCACAGACCCTCAAGCACTCATCGCAGCCGGTATTGCTTCTATCATTCCACCTGTACTGCGTTACCTTTCACCTAATGATCCTTCTATGGGAATTAAGAAGTGACACAATCAGACTTCTTTACGCTCTACCTTGCCACCATCGCAGCACTAGGTGGATTATCTGGCTATGTAATTACTCATCTGTTGTCTGAGATCAAAAGACTCAACACGCGAGTCGATGAGATCTATAACATATTACTTGACAGGTAGCATAGTGCCATGGCAAGAAAAGCAACCAAGGCACTAGAGGAACAAGGTTACTCAAAGCTTGATGCTTATTGCATTGGGCTTTATGAATACTTCTGCTCGCTCAAAAGAGCAGGTTTCGCTGAAGATGTAGCGATGTTCATGATTACAGAACCGCAAGCCTACCCTCATTGGATTCTGCCAGATCAAGTACCGCCTGAGAAGTTAGGCGATTACGAAGACGAGGATGACGATTAAGCGAATAGTCGTAGTCTCGGACTTACAAGTCCCTTACCATGACAGGGTTGCTACTCGTAACCTTGCTTCTTTTATCTCTAAATTTAAGCCTGACCAAGTAGTAACCATTGGCGATGAGATCGACCTACCGCAGATCAGTAAGTGGGAAGAAGGGCGCATGGGCTCTTATGCCCAGACCCTAGACGATGATCGTAATGAAGCTGTGCAGCTTCTCTGGGATTTAGGCGTAACAGACTGCATTAGATCTAATCACACAGATCGCCTGTATAACATCATCATGGCTAAAGTGCCTGCATTCGGAGCATTGCCTGAGCTGCGCTTTGAGAAGTTCATGAAGTTCGATGAACTAGGCATTACCTTTCATAAGAATCCTATGCCTATTGCACCTAACTGGATTGCAGTCCATGGAGACCATACCCCTATCAAGCCACAGGGGGGCTTATCAGCCCTAGAAGCGGCTCGTAGGCATGGCAAGAATGTCATCTCAGGACATACTCACAGAGCAGGCAGATCGGCCTTCTCAGAGGCTTCTGGAGGCCGTATAGGGCGTGTCCTCCATGGTGTCGAGGTAGGCAACCTCATGGACTTTAAGCAGGCTGCTTACACTAAAGGCGTAGCGAACTGGCAACAGGCTTTCGCCATCATCTATGTGAACAAGGCTAAAGTGCAGGTAGATCTAATTAACATCGAGAAGGACGGCACATTCATTGTGTCTGGAAAGTCCTACGGCAGACCTAGATAATTATGTGTTTTGACACATAAAATCGTTATCGTTTCGTTACACAATGTAGCCACAATGTAGCCACAGTTATGTCACACTAAGTTTGTACCCAATCAAGGGCATTGGGGCAGATAGGTAAAAGAATGGCAAACACAGACAAGCTGCTGTTAATCTGCATGCTAGGTATGATCATAGGCTTTATTATGATTACCATAGATGTTCAGCGCAGAAGCTACGAAAAGGGCGTACGCGATGGCTATCACCGAGGTCGCAGTATCAAGGGCGAAGAATGAGAGCCAATGAAATCTTACTCACAGCCACCGACACAATCCGTGATCGTGGGCTTTCATACGGCCACCCTGCGGATAACCTGCAACACACCGCAATGCTCCTCTCGGCATACTTACAGACACCGATACATGACTATCAAGTGGCAGGGATCATGGTGCTCGTTAAACTTGCAAGGACTAATCAATCAGCCCAGCACATTGATAACTGGATCGACTTATGCAGCTATGGCGCACTCGCAGGACAACTAGCAACCGAGGAGAATGATCTCTATGTTTAATTTAGACGAATATACAACTGTACGCGAGCGTGTTATTGAGTTTTGGAAGAGGTTTCCGAATGGACGGATCGAAGCAGAGATTCTTGACTGGTCTGATAAGCGTTTTATCGTGGTTGCACGACTGTATCGAGAAGCCACAGATGAGAAGCCATTCTCGACTGGTTTTGCAAATGAGGTTATTACGGACAGGGGCGTCAATAAAGATTTTGCTCTGGAAAACGGACTTACTTCGGCGATTGGTGTTGCTTGTGGTCATGCGAACATTGGCATCGACAAGCACAAACCAAGCCGAGAGGAAATGAGCAAGGTTGTTGCTACAAAAGTAGTAACGCCACGCGAGACTAAGCCACCT